GAGATGGATCTGATGGTCTGGCATCTGTCACATTCATCAACGGTAAACCCTCTGCTGTTCAAGTAACGAATGGTGGTAGTGGTTATTCTTTTGGAACTCTTGATCTAGATGATGTAGTAACAGGAAGTGGTGCTTCATTCTCTGTCATCGTACCACCACCAGGCGGTCATGGTGCTGACATATACAGAGAGTTGGGTGCTAATAAGGTGCTTGTATACTCTCGTATTGAGAACAGTGATGTCACAAACCCTGATTTCCCAACTGGTAACCAGTTTGCAAGAATAGGTATTATAGAAAATCCACAACAGTTTGGTAGTACAAATTTACTTACTGCCTCATCTGCATCGGGTGTATATGGTTTGAGATTGGCAGGTGCAGCGACAACCAGTATGTCAGTTGCAGTAGATGGTGAGATTACACAGACAGTTGGAGTTGGTTCCACTGCTGTAGGTCAGATCATAGGATATGACCCAGTCACAAAATCACTGCAGTATTGGCAAGACAGATCCCTTGCTACAAATGACACCTCAGGTAATAAACCCACCTTTGGATACAAACTAAATAGATTCACTGCTAACCCTGCAAGTGGAGGCAATACTAATGTCATTGTTACCACCACAGGAGGAACAGAAACCTTGTCAATTGACACAGGTTTCACGGGAGTTTCAACTACAGTGAACTCAAGAACATACTACTTTGGACAAACATATAACAATGGATTAGCAAACCCAGAGATCAAAAAATACTCTGGTAACATAATCTATGTTGACCAAAGACCTGAAGTAACTAGAGCAACAAACCAACGTGAAGATATCAAAATTATTTTAGAATTCTGATACGATGCCACAGAACACCAACCTAAACGTCAGTCCATATTTTGATGATTTTGATTCATCAAAGAACTTCAATCGAGTTCTATTCAAACCTGGCAGTCCGATACAAGCGAGAGAACTAACCACACTACAATCTATTCTGCAAAATCAGGTAGAGAAGTTTGGTAAACACATCTTCAAAGAGGGATCGATGGTGATTCCTGGTGTGTTCAAATACGACGCTCAATATACATCTATAAAAGTAGAGTCTACATTTTTTGGTGTTCCTGTAGAACTCTATTATGATAAGTTGGTTGGTGTTAGTATCAAAGGTAAGACATCTGGTATCACAGCAAAAGTTGTCAAGGTATTATCATCTGCATCTTCAGTAACTAATAATACTACTTTGTTCATCAAATATGAGAAGAGTTCTGACGATTATTTGTCAGAACAGTTCTTAGATGGTGAGACACTTACAACTCTAGCAGACATAACATATGGTGTTACTACCATTTCTAATGGTTCTGATTTTGCAACTGCAATCAATACAAATGCTACTGCAATAGGTTCTGCTTTCACAATCACCAGAGGTGTATTCTTTGCAAGAGGTGCATTTGTTGAGGTATTACCTGAGACACTCATACTTGATCAGTATAGTAATGTCCCATCATATAGGGTAGGATTCAATGTCAAAGAAGATATTATTACTGCTGTTGATGATAACAGTTTATACGATAATGCTGCTGGATTCTCCAATTTCACTGCTCCTGGTGCTGATAGGCTCAAGATTAGTCTTTCTCTCATTAAGAAGGAACTAGATGATTTCCAAGATGAGAACTTCATTGAATTACAGAGACTTGATGCAGGTGATACAAAGAAAATTATTGAGACAACTCTCTACGGTGAATTAGCAAAAGAATTTGCAAGAAGAACATATGACGAAAGTGGTGACTACTATGTCACTAAGTTTGACTTAGAAGCAAAAGAATGTTTGAATGATAGACACTCTGTTTTTGGAACATTTTTCCCAGAGGGTAAAACAGATGAAGGTAATGTACCATCAAAAGACTTATTGAATATCAGAGTAGGTCCAGGTAAAGCGTATGTAAGAGGATATGAAACAAAAACAGTTGGATCAAATTATATTGACGTAGCAAAACCAAGAACAACAAGATTAGTTGAGTCATCTGCTGTACCTTTCCAAGCAGGTAATAAACTAAGATTGAATAACGTTCTTAGTTCTGCAAGAATCAATCTATCTGCTGCTACATCAGATTTTCTTGACTTACGTAGTGCAAGATTAGGGTCAACTAAATCAACTGCTGCTGGTGATTCTATTGGTAGAGCAAGAGTATATGATTACAAACTACAGAATGCAGGTTATACAGGCAATGCAAGTGTTTTTGAGATATTTCTTTTTGACATACAAACAGACACTCAACTTACTATAAACCAAGCACACACTATCTCACTCCCTGCTGTGATAGAGGGTAGGAATAGTGGTGCTAGAGGTTTCTTACGCACTGCTGTTTCTAATAGCACCACAGTGCAGTTGAATCAGGTTTCAGGTTCATTCTTACAAGACGAGCAGATACTAATCAACGGTGAACTCAATGGTAGAGTAATCACATCTATAAGTGATTTTGATCTAAGTGATGTCAAGTCAGTAAGATCCACTGCAGCAGGTAGAACATTCGCTGCTGATGTTGTATTAGAAACTAAAAAAGATTTTACAGGTAGAACATTTAGTATCACCAGTGGTGGTGTAACAACAAGTGGTACACCTGGTTGGGTATCAAACTTCAGGGTTGGAGATGTAGTTGCTTATAAGCGTGGAGGACAGACTGACGTAACATTCAACGTTGTTAGTGCTGTGAGTCCTGTAAACAATAACATCACTCTTGTAGCAGCACCTGCTACAATCTCAGGTATATGTCACAAAGCACTTCCTAGTGCCACAACCACAGTAAGTGATTTGAAGATTGTGAGTGGTAAGTTGAGAGACTCTACAAGTGGATTTTTATACTCTGAATTAGCAAACAAAAATATAGAATCACTTGATCTTACTGATTCACTTCTACAGATAAGAGTAGAGAACACAGGTCAAAGTACAAATGGTAGTGGTCAGATGGATTTGCCATCATTGACTGGTACAGATCTAGTCTATGCACCATTTGACGAAGAGAGATATACAATTACATACTCTGACGGAAGTATAGAAGATCTTACATCAGATCAGGTTGTTATTACAGGTGGTGGTAAAGGTGTTACGATATCAGGTTTGACAGCAAGTCAATCCACTATTGTTGTACATAGCACTCAACAAAAATCAAAAGTAAAATCAAAACAGAAGACACTTATAAGAGAAGCAACAAAGGTAATTACTGGATCTAATAGAACTAACTCTGGTATATCTACAGGTGTGGGTGATGGTCTTACACCAAGTGGTATATTTGGTAAGAGAGTACAGGATAGAGAGATATCTCTTGACGTACCAGATGTAGTAAACATAGTAGCAATATTTGAATCATCAGGAACTGCTAATGCTACTATACCTAATATGACCCTTGGTTCATTCAACGGACCTAATGGTGATAACTCAGATATTATCGTAGGTGAAATAGGTGTGGGTAAGAGTTCTGGTGCATCAGCACAAGTTCTAGCAAGAAATGGTACAACTAAAGTTGACGTATTGTTCAAGAATGCTTCAGCGTTTGTAGAAAATGAAGAGGTAACTTTTGAAGAGAGTGGTGTAAGAGCGATACTATCAAACGTTGCTTCAGGTGATCCAAATATAAGAAATAATTTTATTCTTGATACAGGACAGAGAGCTGAGTACTATGATTTTGGTAGGATCGTACGTAAGCAAGGTTTCCCAGAACCACAGGGTAGACTCACAGTGTTCTTTGATCACTATGTAATAAACTCAGAAGACTCTGGTGACATTCTTACAGCCAATAGTTACACTAAGAACAACTATGATGGTGTACCTGCATTTGACAATGTAAGAAACACAGATGTAATAGACCTTAGACCAAGAGTAGCAGCATACAGTGGAAGTAGATCTCCATTTGAATTTGATTCAAGAGATTTTAGTGGTGGTGGTCAATCACCTAAGGTTCTAGTAAGTGATGAGAATATAAACTTTGATTACAATCACTACCTAGGTAGAATAGATAGGTTGTTCTTGAATAGAGATTCAACATTCACAGTACAGCAAGGTACACCTGCTGTAAAACCAGTCGAACCAGAGGGTATCTCTGAGTCATTTGAGTTAGCAAAGATAACTTATCAACCATATGTTTATAATGCAAAACGTGAAGTAAAGATTGATTTCCGTGCTAACAAGCGTTACACCATGAAGCAGATTGGTGACCTTGATACTAGAATAAGAACAATAGAAGAAGTCACAGCACTATCTCTTCTAGAAAACAAAACTGAAAGTCTTGTAATCACAGATCCTACCACAGGTCTTGATAGATTCAAGAATGGTTTTGTTGTAGATCCATTCCAGAACTTCCTTGTTGCAGACAAGACAGTCCCATTCCTCAAGTATGACATAGATGAAGGAAAACTTGTACCACGCAAACACTCGGATTCTATTGATCTGCTTATTGGTTCTGCTAGTGTTGTGGGTACTAACGGGAGTCCAGACTTATCTGTTGACCCTAGATACGCTTCAGACTTAGGATCTCCTAATATCAAGATGACTGGTGACCTCGTCACCTTGGACTATGAAGAGGTTCTTGATAGATCTCAACCATTTGCTACAAGAGTTGAAAACATAAACCCATACATGATGAGGAGTTGGAACGGTAATCTCGTTCTAAATCCAGAATCTGATGTCTTTACCGAAAGAGTATTTGAGGTGCAAGATGATGGTATAGGATTCTCTAATGACATCATAATCAATGAGGAAGCAATACCAAACATGAGAGAGCAGAACATTGCGTTCACTGCTACTCGTCTGAAACCTGGCACAAATCACTACAACTCATTTGCTGGTGAGGATATGCTAGAAAATAATATCCGCACCATACCAAAACTACTTGAGGTAACACCTATACAAGGTGCTTTCCAAGTTGGTGAAACAGTAAGAGGACTCGCTGTATCAACACAAAATGCAAGTCAGGGTGTTGATTTACGATTTAGATTAGCAGCACCTAATCACAAAGACGGACCTTTCAATAATCCAACTGTTACATTCCTAAACAACCCATACGTAGCGAATGTAGGTCTATCATCTGCATACTCTGAAACTACAACTGTATTGAATGTAGACATACAGTCATTGAATCAGAAGTCAGATGGTAACTTCTTTGGTTTTGCTCTTGTAGGTATGAGATTGGTTGGAGAGACCAGTGGTGCAGAAGCAGAGATCAATCAGATCAGACTTATAACAGATGATTTTGGTGCACTGCTTGGATCATACTATATCCCACCAGAAAGATTCGAGAATGGTACAA